CATCCCCGCGCCAGTACCGGGCGATACCATCGGGGAGCCGCCGGGGCCGCTGGGGCCACCTATCGGAGACTTCGGAAGCCCGATACCGGGCTTGGGCTGGGGCATAAGTCCCATGGAAATCAGCAAATCCGCATGAAAGATATGCGTATTGGTATGCCTCCATTGAACTTACGTCAATAGCTTCAACAATTAAGTCGGAGGATCGCTGCCAAGACACGGGTCGGGCGCAACGCGGCCAATCTGAGTTGACGCGGGAAGCCGGGGGGCATTCTTGCTGCAACCAGACTAACCGCGTTGCGCTAGAGCCGTGGCTCGCTGCCAAGGCTAGCTTCTCGCGGACTGCATTCTGTGACCACCGCGCGCCAGTGGTAGCAGCCAAGACACCGCTTGCGGTTTCCCGCCGCGAGAAGGGCTTACCTTACAAAAGAAAACAGCCCCGGACGAATCCCGAGGCTGTCTGTGCGGCAGGACGTAAAACCCTGCTACCGGCGACCGCGCCGCTTATGGCGCCTGCCGCGCCGGTTATGAACGACGACCTCGGAATTCATGTTGCTTTCTCCTTGCTCTTTCTTGCCCGGTTACGGGCGGGGGGTTGGGTCCCGTCTGAGGGATATCCCCAAGTTAGATGAATCCGCTGTTTTTCGCAAGCCATTCCGGCATTGTGAATGTGCCGTCCGCGTTGTCCTCAACCTGAGACTTCGGAATCCATGCGGTGCGTTTGCCGTCGTAGAGTTGAAACGCTTTCTGCGTTTCGGCGCGCACCTCCCCGGCAATATCAATCAACTTGGATGCCTTCGTGATACCAAAAGCGCGATCCATTTCATCGAAAGCTATTGCCATCACTTCTTCTTTCCGCCAGCTTGTTTGGCAAGCAGCTCGGGATGTTGCTGCACCATCTTCTTTTGCTGCCGCTTACGCTTGTGTATCGAGTGCAACAGGTTGTCGCGTGATGGCGGGTTGGTCATGCGGATGAAATCTTCATCGTCAATCGTACCAAACTTACGATAGACCATAGCCATCTCGCGGGCCTCGTCTCCAAACAGCGGCGAATGGGAGTGGCCATCTACCCGCATTTTGACGTTGCCGGCGTCGCCCGGATAAAACTCGTGTGACTTGTCGTTCTCATCCGGTGCGGTCCGCAGCTTCTCGTCATCGTGGGCCATCTTCAGTTTAAGGCCCACGTCTCCGATCTTGACCAACGCAGGCTCGATAGCAAGCGCCGCCTTTTTGATGCGACCGGAGCCGGATTTCTTCAAGTCTTGGGCGTGCTGCCGGGAGCGTACACCGCGCTCGCTGTGACCAGCGACGACCTCCGTCAGTCCTGACGCTTCGAGAAATTCGCCCTTGATCTCTTTGAACTCGGCAAAAATGTCAGGCGGCATGTCTGGGGCCAGTTCCTTCACCGCTGCCTGCGGTAGCTGGTCGAATAGATACGATCCAGCGCCGCCAAACGCAGCCATCTTTTCCTCGCTCAACCCAAGGAAACCGGAACCGACCTTTGCCGGGTCCGCTTGACGGTCAAGGATATCGTCAATCTGGTCGATGCGTTGTAACAGCCAATCTTGCAGGGGAATAAGAGCGTCAATATGCGCCTTACCCCAAAAGTAGTTATACTTCGTGTATGGCTGTATTTTTGAAAATGGGTGACATCCAGGATAGAATGGGTTTGACTCGGATATTTTTTCACCAGCTTTAAGGCGGCCGAATAAGTCAACCACGTTGGATGTCGCTTTTTTGTACAGATTTATTGTGTTTACGCTATCACCAACCATAATATCAGGTTCTAGAACATGGAATACTCGGTAATCTGTCGTGCGATCATCCCACACATAAAGCTCATTCCACCGCACAAGAGGAACGGAAGATTTTGCTTGGTACGTTGCCGTTGGAGCATAATCTGGATTAACTTGACCGAATAGAGTTCCAGTAAGACTTGCGCCAGTAGAGCCGGAAATAATCATGCGTTGAATCATTTCCGGGAATGGTGACATGACGGATGAATGTGTGACCTTAAGTCGGTCTATTTCGTCGTCCTTGCCGGCAAGTATTAGTTTCCCGACCGCCTCCTGATACTCGATAAAATACGTGTGGACGAAACAACTTTGACTATCCAAGTCTTTGATGTCCTCCCGGTAAACTCCGAAATTGTGCGGAGGAACCAACTCAAGAAACCATTCTCCCTTATCGCGATTCCATCCTTGTTTAGTTAGTATCGTATCATAAACAAGCGACCACGGAATTGCGTCCATGATCGCCTCTGAAATACCGCAGTCCTGGAAATCCTCGTTGAAATCATCCTCCAACGCTTGCGCTTTCAGGATCGACAATTCGTCCTCAGTGTTCTCCGCGGCGATGTGGAAAAACGCATGATCCGGCGCATACAAAAACGAAGTCACAAGATCGAGGTGACTATTGATAACGTTGATGCGGGCTTGCTCTAAACCAGAATTACCGAACAGGTAATACTTTTCCCGCCACTGGTATATTTTGTCCCGTTCGTCACGTGTTGAAAGGCAGCGCTCTATCAGATAGCGCACGCACTTTTGCAGTTCCTCTTTTTCGGTCGGGAGGATCATAACCGCCTCTTGCGTGGCATACGCACGTATTTTAGAACAAAGTCGTGATCTTGAACGGATGGAACTGTACCCTTGGCAACAGCATCATTGTGGCAGTTTATTTCAGAGTTTCTGGACATGGCTATTAACTGGTCTTCCGTGTATATGCCATGTTTCAGCATATCGGCCGCGGTAAATGTGTCCCAAACATCCGGCAAAGACTCTGAAATGACAGCCCTCAGTTTTGGCGGCAAAGCGTCATACGCCTGCATCCTGATGACAGAATCTGGGTCTGGTGCGTCCTGTGTCATATTCCACGCTGTTTTGTTCGTGCCATAACGATCGCGTTTGCATCGGGGCCGGGAATCGACGCCGACCGATCACGTGCGACGCCGATCTGCACTTTACCACGAACGTCAACGGGCGAGAAAGACGGCACGCATATGCACCCATCCTTAGCGACTGGCGCAGAGAATCCGGGACCGAAGTGGCGAATTCCTAGTTCTGGGGTAATTGGAGCCGTGTGCACTTTCGGCGCAGACCGATTCAATCGACTGTGGGAAGGCGAGTTGAGATTCGTAAAACCATGCTGATCAGCGATGGATCGCAGTCGCGCATCCATCCGCGGCGCGAGCGCCATAGTATGGCCGCCACCCGGAACCCAATCAACACGGACACACCCGCACTGCGGACATGGAGGATTGTCGTTCGCAAACGAGTGGAACGTTTCACCACATCGTTCATTGAGACACCGCCAATCGCGAGATATCATTTCTCTGTTATCTCCACCTACGCCACGGCCACCGATACCAATTAATTTCAAGCCATGCAATACCGATTACCGCCGTTAGGTTACCTGCTAAAAAAACTAGCAAATATGGCGCTACCCATAACCACAACTCAGCCCATTCTATCATGTTGGCACCGTTATGTTGCTACGTCTCAGATAGTTGGAAATCAGCTTATCAACCGGCTGATCTCCACCGCGCTTGTCGATCTCAAGCGCCTTCTCGCGCGTCATTCTGATGCCAATCAACATCGGTTGCAGCCACTTCCGCCAGCATTCATAGGCCATCGCCGCAGTCACCGCGCGGTCGTCGTTGCCGCCGCCCTGAGCCTCAATCGACCCTTCATTGATTACGATCCGGCGCATTTCCTCGATAAGTGGCAGTGACCGGATGTGCATCCTACCAAGTTCCACGGCGTCCTTAAAACGCGCCATCAACATGCACTTGATGTCGTGGGTCATCACAATGTGATAAGCGAGTTCACCGGACATCGTGTCAATGCGCGTGTAGTAAAAGTCGCGCATATTCTTGAGGCAGTTTTTTAGTTCGTAGTTATCCGAGTGCGGCGGCATTTCCCTCAAATAGTCCCTTACCCGTTGTAATTCTGAGAACACCGCTTTTCCTGGGCCGTTAATTTCCAGAATTACCCGACTGTCTTTCTTTCCGTAAAATCCAGCAAGATGTGCCAATACCCAAGCGGTTTGATATGTTGAGAATACAGATGTGCAATACTCAGCAACTTGCACGATGCCATCGGCAAAGGCACGCCATACTTGAATGCAATTGTTGTCAGCCTGATCCGATGACCCGTATGCAGGGTCGCAAGCCACAACATAGTATCCGAAGTTTGACGCATGTTCCCACACCCGCAATTCGGCCCGCAGGTCCGTAACATTGTATACCTCGATGTCTTCCCAACGCCGAGTCATTCGATAGCGGTACGTTTGAAATGGACGCTTGTGAGCGTCGCGAGTTATCTGCGTTAGTGTCGGAGAGGTAAAGTATTTCGAACCTGTCGATTGAAAAGCATCATCTTCAGTAAACGGAAACTCTTGATCCATTATAGATTGATCATTGGCAAACTCATCCTCCATTTTCCACCGATACCACGCTAGCTGTTGGAGGCTGATAATGAATTGGTATTGGTCCCGAACTGCACGCACGCGTTCACGCTCAAGTTGCGATAGTTTATTATTGGGAGCAAATATTTTGAAGCGATTGTCGCGCACGTGAAATTGGTTTCGTTCGTCTCGCCACCATCCCGAGAAAATAAAACGTACAGTTTTTGACGTTTTTGCTGACTGGCACTGATCATAGAAGTGATTAAATCCATTTGCGGTGCTCTCCCATATTTGCAGACGGTGCGTGTAAATAGAAGAAATAGATGACTTGAACGCTTTCAAATCATCTTCGTTGGCGTAGAATGCAACCTCAGTACCGTGGACGTAATTAGAAGCAAGAGATCGCCCTAAACCTCCACCGCTGTTTTCGTTAACTCCACCTATAAGGTACGAAAAACTAGAGTCATTATCGAACAATAATATGTTACGGTTATGGCTTATGACATTCGGTCTAAACCGTTTGCCGTCCACCTTCTTCGGCATTGATGCAAGCTGAATCTCTATTTGGGCGCGCCACTTCGCAAGC